CAGGAGGCGCTGCAGCAGCTGCCGAAGGCGACGGCGCGCAACGTGCAGGCCCGGGTGCTCTTGGCGCGGGCCCGGCCGATCGTGGCTTACGCCAAGGCGCTGGCGCCGGTGCGGTTCGGCGACCTGGTGCGCTCGATCCAGGCGACGACGGCGCGCCCCGCCGGCAATAAGACGGCGGCGGCGCAGGCCTTCGCCAGCACGCTCGGCGCGGGCGGCTCAAAGGAAGCGGCGCAGGCCGCGGCAAGGGCGGCCGGTCCCTCGCCGGTCGAGGTGTTTATCGGGCCCGGCCGCAATCCGCAGTCGAGCCTGCAGGAGTTCGGGACGCGGCACCACCCGCCGCAGCCGTATATGCGCCCGGCATGGGATTTCGGGAAAAACGAGGCGCTCAACGGCATCGCCAAGGATCTGTGGGACGAGATCCAGAAATCGGTAGCGCGGCGGGCGCAGAACCAGGCGAAGCGGACGCCTTAAATTTATCGCTCTGGAGCGCCTAGCCGGGGCCAGCCTCCAGGCGCAAGGTTTGCTGGATTATCGGCGCGTACGGTCAGCACTAGCGGCTCCTTTGGAAAAGCATGGCCGCAGAACCGGCAAACGCGGGCCTCGCGTTTCACCCGCTCGGCGCACATAGGACATGTTTTATTGGTTTCCCATTCGAGACGCTGGCGCTTCAATTGATCCTGTTCCGCCACCCATTGGAGGCGATGTTGTTCCTCTACGGCTTTTCGAGAGGCTTCAGCAGCAAATTCCATGGCTTCCTTGCGATTGCCTGCGGCAGCCATCGCAGAGAAGATCCAAATGATGATCCCGAGCCAAAGCGGGATCGTGAATAGGAAGATCATGGGGAACGCCCTCCTGCCGAGGCATACCTGCTGCTGAGTGACGCGGCGGTCCCCGCAGGTTGGGGATGTTCGGTAGCGAGCCTAGCCGCGTCGATCGTTGGAAATGATGTCCGGTTGTCCGGTGAGCAAGCGGGAATGATGGTTAATGAAGCAGGCGCTGCGCTCGCATCTCCTCGCCGACCCCGCGATCGCGGCGCTGGTCGACCGGCGCATCGCCTGGGCGGCGCGGCCGCGCCAGGATCCGCTGCCGTCGATCGCGCTGCACCGGATCGACGGGGTGCGCGACTACATGATGGCGGCACCCTCGGGGCTGGTGACCTCTCGCGTCCAGGTCGATTGCTGGGCGACGACCAACAAGGCGGCGAGCGAGATCTCGACAGCGGTGCGCGGTAGCTTGAGCGGGTTGCGCCAGGTGATCCAGGGCGTCGAATTCCAGGGCGTCTTCCTCGAAGTTGAGATCGACTACTCGGAAGAGGGCAGCACGCCCGACGAGCTCTTGCATCGCGTAAGCACCGATTACCTGATCTGGCATTCGGAATGAGGAGGTAACCAAATGGCGACCCAGGCTGCTATCGGTCATGGCAGTAAATTCTCTTTCGGCGACGGCGGAAGCCCCGAGGTCTTCACCGATTTCGCCGAGGTGGTGACGATCACGCCGCCAAATTTTGTGCGCGATGTGGTCGATGCGACGCATATGGCGTCACCGGAAAAATGGCGCGAGTTCGTCGGCGGCCTGCGCGATCCCGGCGAAGTCTCGATCACGATGAATTTCATTCCGGGCGCGGCCGGCCAGGATGCGGTGTTTGCCGCGTTCGTAGCCGATGTCGTCAAAAATTACCGGATCACCTATCCGAACACCGAGGTCTGGGATTTCCACGCCTGGTGCGTCGGCTTCGCGCCAGAAGACCCGCTCGATGGCAAGATGTCGGCGACGGCGCGCTTCAAACTGAGCGGCAAGCCAACCTTTATCACCTGAGTGCTGCACCAATGACGAACCCGCATAAAGGCGAAGTGACGTTTGAAGCGGACGGCAAGACCTACACGGTCCGGCTGAACACCAACACGATCTGCAGCCTCGAAGCCGAACTTGGGGTCAGCTTCGGCGAGATCACCCGCCAGCTCGACGGGTTCAATTTTATGACGCTACGGACGGTGGTACGCGGGGTGCTCGGCAACGGCGCGTCATTGGCGCAGGCGGGCACCATCATCGACGAGCTCGGTTATGCGCAAGCGGTGGGGCACGTCATGGAAGCCTACCGCCTCGCCTATCCGGCCGCCGATGATACTGACCCGTCCCCTCGGATGGGGAGCGGAGCTGGGACTGGGTTGAACTCCTGACGGAGTGGATTGCCGCCGGTTTCGCCGAGGCTGATTTCTGGGCCTCGACCCCCCGACAAATCGCCCGACATTTCGACGCTCTATCCCGGCGGTTCGACCGCGAGCGGCAGGCGCGCGCCTGGCTGGCATGGCACATCGTCGCGCTCGGCCGGATGAAGCACCTGCCGAAGATCGAGGACCTGATCGGCCGCAGTCGCAAGGCGCGCGAGCCGCAGTCCTGGGAGCAGCAGCGCGACATCGCCCGCATGTACACCGTCATGCTCGAGGGCACCGTCACCCAACGTCAGCAGGCCGCACAATAGATGCCGCAGATCGGTTCGCTCTTCGTCAGCCTATCGATGAACACTGGGCAATTCACCCAGCAGTCGCAGGTTGCCGCGAAGTCGCTCGAGACGATCGAAGTCAATAGCCGCAAGCTCAATTTCGCGCTGACCAATCTCGGGTTCCAGATCAACGACGTCGTATCGGGTTTGGCGCAGGGTCAGGCGCCGATGCGGATTTTCGCGCAGCAGACCGGCCAGATCGTGCAGCTGTTCACCCAGGGCGGCGGGTTTGGCAAGGTGATGGGCGGCGTCGCCACCGCGATCCGCAGCTGGATCACGCCGACCACCGCCGCGGTTGCCGGGTTCGCCGCGTTGGGCGCCGGGTTTGCGGTTCTGCTGAATCGGGCACAGCAGAATTCGGAGCAGTTGCGCCAGTCTAACCTGCTGCTCGAAACCACCGGACGGCTGCAGTCGAACCTCGATATCGGCGGCGAGAACAACCGGCTGCGCAGCCTCGGTGTCTCGCGCGACCTGGCGAACACGCAACGCCTCGCGATCGGCCGCAATCTGCAACTCAATCCCGGCTTTGGCGAACGGCTACAGACCCTTGGCGCCAATATCGGCGCATTTTCCGGATTGGGACCAGAGAGCGGGTTTAACCAGCTGCTGAGTGCCATTCAAGGCGGGCCGGAAGCCACCATCAGGTTTGCCGCCTCAATGAATGCGCTGTCGACGGCGCAAGCATCCGCGTTAATCGAATCGGCCAGACTGACCGGAGGGCTGAAAGAACAGAACACCGCAATCGTTGCGCTCGAGACGAAGCTGAAAGACTTCGCCAAGAACGCAATGGATCCGATGACGCAAGCCGCCACCACTCTCGGCACCGCCTGGGACTCCATGCTCGATAAGATGAGCAAGACCGATGCAGTGCAGACGGCGCGGCAAGCTCTGATCGATCTGTTCAAGGGTATCGGCGGGGTGATCTCCGGCGAAACTCCGACCATGATCCAGCAGGGGTTGAAAGACCTCGGCGTGACCGGCCCCGGCACCGCGATGACCGGCGGCACACCGCGCCTGGTCTTCGGCGGCGGGTTTGGTGTAGGCGGCAACCGCCTTCCCGCACCGGCGGGCGAGGTCGCGCCCACAGCAGCAGCAGGCGGAAGTTCGAGTGAATATCAGCGATTGCTGCAACTCGAAAGAATCGGTGCCATTCCGGAGGGATCGGCCGCCGCCGTAGCCGGATCAGGAGCGCTAGGTGGCGTTGGGGCGGCTGCAGCCGCCGGGTTTGGCACCGGAGCACTCAGCGGCAAGAGTCCGTCCGTAAGTGCCGGCCTCGGCACATCCGGTGCTCTAAGCGGCGATTTCTTCGTTACGCGCGATCCACAAAAGGCGATTGACGTCGCCGACGCGATCGCCAAGCAAAAACGTGAAAACGCCGCCGCGATCCCGATCCAAAGGTTGTGGAACGTCGAGCAGGAGGCCGCGGCCGCCGCGCAGGCGAAGCGGCTCGAAATGCAGGAGAAGGGGGCAACCCCAGCGGAACAGGAGATCGCCGCGACAGAGGCTGCCACCGCTACCCGCGCCAAGTACAACATCGAACTCGGCAAGGAAATTACCCTCACCGGCATGCGGATCGAGGGCGACCGCAAGATCGCGCGGGCAATGTTGGAGAGCGAGGGGGCCGCGGTGCGGGTTGCCGCCGCCGAAGCCGCTAAGATCGAGACGTTGCGGCGCGGTGGCAGCCAGGCGCAGCGGACGCAGCAGGCGCTCGAGGCGCAATCCGCCAAGACCGAAATGACCTTGGCGCAAGCCACTGCCGACGACCGGCGCGAGACGGAATCGGCCCAGCTGCGCGTCAGCCTCCTCGGGCAGAGCACCCAGTACATCGAGACCCAAATTGCCCTGCTGCGGGTGCGCCAACAGGTCGAGGCGGCCGGCGTGCCGGTGGCACAGGAAGTCGTCGCTGCCCGGGTGGCTGGCGTCAACGCGCTGCAGGGCGAGCTCGAGAAGCTGCGGCAGCAACAGATCCTGGTGGGGCAGATAAAAGAGGTTGCCGGGGTCTTCGAGAACGCCTTCTCGGCTGCGTTCGACTCGATCGCAGAGGGAACGTTCAACATCCGCAAGCTGATGAATTCGCTCTTGCGCGACCTCGGCAAGACACTGGCGAGCCAAGCGTTCAAGCGGCTGCTCGGCGCCGACGAGAGCGGCGGCGGCATCCTCGGCTCGATCGCCGGCAAGCTGTTCGGCTTCAGCGGCGGCAGCAAAGCCACCGGCAGCGGACCCTTCGGCGACAACTGGAGCGCCAGCGAGCTCGGGATGACCGGGTTCGCCACCGGCGGCAGCTTCCGGGTCGGCGGCTATGGCTCGATCGACAGCCAGCTGGTGGCGTTCCGCGCCAGTCCTGGCGAGATGGTCGACGTGTCGCCGGGCGGGGCGGCGCGAGGCGGCGGCGCGGAGATTATCCGGATCGACCTCAACCCCTCTGAGGGCTGGGTCGCCGGCGTCGCCGACCAGCGCATCGTGACGCGGTCCGGCCAGATCGTCGATGTCGCGGTGCGGCAGTCGCAGCGCACGGTCCAACGAAATTTCGCCGGCATGAGCGCCGAAGCGCAAGCGCGCCAGATGTGAGGAGGGGATCCCGTGGCTGATCTAACCACCGGCAAAATTCCGAAAGCGATCGGCGCGACGCAAATAGGCGATAGCATCATCACCGACAACGGCGCCGCCGGGATCGCCATCGCCGGTGCCTTGAGCCTGGCCGGCGCGACCTCGGGCACGCTGTCGTTGCGGGCACCGCCGATCGCTGGCGCCAGCATCATCACCTTTCCGGTCGGCACCACCAACTTCCCCGCGACCGGCGGCCCGGGACAAGTGCTGCAGCAGGCAACGCTCGGCGGCCCGATCACGGTGGGCGCGCTTGCGGCGGGCAGCATCGGCGGCCTCGGCGCCGGCGTGGCGACGTGGCTGGCGACGCCGTCGAGCGCCAACCTGGCCGCCGCCGTCACCGGCGAAACCGGCACCGGCGCCTTGGTGTTCGCTACCAGCCCGACCTTGGTGACGCCGGTTCTGGGCGCCGCCACCGGCACCTCTCTCGCGGTGTCGGGCCTCCTGCAGGCCGGCACCACGCTCGGCATCAGCACCGATGTTCTCCTGGCCCGCACCGGCGCCAATTCGCTGGCGCTGCGCAATGGCGCCTCGCCACAATCCTTCCGCGCCTACAACACCTACACCGACGCCTCGAACGGCGAGTGGGCTTATCTCGGCGACTGGTCCGCAAATGTCGCCCGCTACGGCACCGACAAGAACGGCACTGGCGTCGCGCGCTCCACCCAGTTCCTCTCGGGCGGCGTGATCGCGGGCGTGCTCGACGCCTCGGCCCAGTGGGTATTCGGCAGCAACGCCGCCGCCGGCGGGATGTTCAACAT